CCTAATGATTTCTTATTTAATATAAATATTATCGAATACTACTTTTCAGTCCTAATAATTTTTGTATAACTATATCTCGATTATTCATTATATCGTCTTCCCAAAATCTAATTAATTGATATCCATTTTTCTCTGCCCATTCATTTTTAACTTTATCATGCGAAACAGTATGTATTTGAGATTCATATAATGGAATAAATCCTTTATCAGGATTACAATGCCACCAATCTCCATCAGTCTCTATTAAAATATTAGTATCTTGAATATTAAAATCATAACAATAATACTTAACTGGATATTGTTGATTATATTTTATTTGTAAAGTATCTAATATGTCTTTAAATTCTTTTTCTAATTTACTTTCGTATTTAGTTTGATTTTCAGACATCCATTTAACCCTACTTAACCTTAAGTTATTAATATGTTCTAGGGACTTTGGTTTGCCCTTTAACCCTTCAGATATTTTTTTGCATCTTTCAGGCTTTATTGCAGCTTCTTGAAATGACTTTAATTGTTCAGGAGTATATGATTTTCCTTTGTTCCATTGCGTAATTTCTCCAGATTTAAAACGTATCCTTCTTGTTTCGGCAGATTTATCTCCACCCTTTTTAGAATAAAATCCTCCGTTTGTTCTAGCTACATGGCCTTTAGAATATTCTCTAAATTTACTATGTCCACCATCAAAGGTACATTCTGTACCACATCCGCATTTACATTTTGGTATTTCTGGAATATTATAATATTTCATAACTAGTTCTTTGCCAGATAAGCTATGATTTCTAGATGTATGCTTTGCTAATCCGTTCCAGGTCGTAAATTCTTTATTACAGGACGGACATGAAAAAAGATTTTCCATATATACTTATACTTTATTTTAATATAAATATATATGAAAAATCTCAAAATGTCTAATGATTTTGCTATTTTAAAAATTAAAATTTCTAGAAATTCAATATGGCGTAATCATAAGTAATAGTAACCGTAATAGTCACTGCTTCTCCGTCATTCGCCCAATCCATTTCGTTAAAATTAACATCTGAACACCAAGCGCCTTTTAATACCCATTCTTCTACTTTATCACCTACTGGTCCTAAAGAATTAAAAGTAATGTCTTTTTTGTAAAAATCACTATATCCATCACGTCCTGTTACGCTTTCATGTCCTAAACGAATCCATTCCATAATAGCTTGAGCTCCTGAAGGTACAATTGGATCGTATAACGTAATAGAAATATCTTGCCAACGTGACTTACCTTTTACTTTTCTATCTACGTTGATATGATCTAATACTGTTATATTTGACGTTAAATTGGGTCTAGCAGCAGCTTTAATAATAAAAGAAGGAATACCTTCAATATACATAAAGAATCTATTAGTTTGTTTTGGTTCCCAACTTTGGAACATTATTTCCGAGGGGTCTAATATTTCTGGCATATTTTTATATGTTTATATTTGTTATTTAATATAATTATTATGTTTCGTTAAAAACTAATATTTTATTTTTTTCGTAAAAAAGCATCTAATAAAACACCTATTTGAGCTGCATGAGTTTTTATATTGTCGTATACTTCGTCATTTAAATCTTTTTTACGTTTTGTTGCTTCGGCTGAAAGAACTCCAATCATTTTTCCGTCAATGTTTTTAAGAGCAAACATATACGAAGATTTACAATTTGTTTCTTCTGCCAAATAACGTAATCCGTAAGTTGGTATTTCTTCGTCTTTATAATCTACAATAATAATTCTGTCGTGATCTAAAAGTCTGTTAATTGATTTACTGAATAAATTTATCGGTATATTTTGAAAGTTATGGCGAATTGATTCAGCATTTGCACTTACAGCTTCATATATCATAGAAAACTTTTGAATAGATTTCCCTGTAGGATAAAAATGTCCTCCGTTATGGAATTGGGTAATCCAAACACGATCTAATGAAGAATCATCTAATATTTGATCTAAAATTTTACAAATAATTTCACCATTCTCTGCCGCATCTTTAATAGGGTCTTTGGTTTTTTTATGTTCTTGAAGATAATGTCTTGCTACTAATATAGCAACAGGCCCTAATACACCGGTTAAGAACGCCGGTAATGAACTAGATACGATACTTAATATACTTTCCATAATATAAGATTATTGTTCGTTATAGTAGAAATATACAGATATTATATTTTAGTTAATTGAGGAGTATATGGAGATACTTTACTAAAATTGTTTCTGATAACAGGGTTTGTATATGCTTTAGTTTTATCTTTAGCAGTAATGTCTTTGCCCATTGAAAATGCGCTAGGTCCATTTAATTTAATAATAATATCTTGAGGATTTCCTTTTGATGGAATAACAGTTACTTTTACTTTAGAAAATCTTCCGCCAACACCGGTAATTTTATTTATCTCAGTTTGAAGTGCGGCTAATGCTGCTTCTCTGTTATCTTTTGCAACTAATCTAAATGCTACTGCCGTGTCATAATCTGCTGATTCATCGACACCTGTTTCTCTACGAAATTGATTATCATCTTTTTCCATTTCATCTGCAGTCATTTGATCAAGCCATACTTTTTTAAATTCGTTAAAGTTTCTTACTGGCTCGCCATATAATTCAATTGTCCCTTCTTCTGTATCAATATAAATATCAGCTGTTTGATAACCCATATCTAATATTAATGTACTATAATCTTTTCCAATAGCAGTACCGCCTGTAATACGTTTGCCAGCTTTTTCTGCCCATCCAGCTACTGTATTAACTAAAGAAGATACTCCCTTTCTTTTGGCAAATTTTTTAATGTTATCAGGTACATAAGCTTCGGTTATTTTATTAGAAGACATTTGTTCTGATATTACTTCTTTAATGACTTCTTGAATCATTTTAGTTAGTTCTGATTTTTTCATAGTATTAATTTTACCTTCGTTAGCATTTATATGTAATGCTGCTAAGTATTTTTTTAATGCTTCTTTTGTACCTTTAGTACGACCGACTTCTTTACCGGTATCTTTTTTAGTAACGACATATTTGTCGCCGTCTTTATGATATGAATATGGCATAATATTTTATTGTTTATATTTGTTTACCAGGCGCGGCAGCTCCAGTAACGAGCCGATGTTCTGTCTTTAGCTGTATCGCACTTATGACGTGCTCTAAATGATTTTCTTCTAGCAGGAATGTTTTTCTTGATTCTCATGTTAGGGTCGCCAAAGTTAACTTTAACTACGTTACCTTTTTCATTCTTTACATATACAGAACGTTTTTTAGGACCATCTGGAGTTAAGAATGGTTTTCCTAATGAAACTTTTCTTCCTTTATATTCAGCTTCTCCTAATATAGGATTGGCTTTAAGTTCTTGAAGAAATTTAATGGCACATTCTTTGCACATTGTTTTTTCAGATTCTATTTCTTCAAGACATTCTTTGATTAAATTCTCTAACAATATACTTTTCATCTTCCTTGACCTTTATATCTTTTCTTATAGTGCTTTGATTGTTTATTTTTGCTCGACTTTTTCTTCGAAACAATACCAGGGCGCTTTCTTTTTGATTGTTTAAAAAATGCCCTTGTTGCAGTAGCGCCTTTTTTTTCTGGTTTCTTTGCCATCTATTTTTTATAATAAATATCATATAAAGAAAAAAACAGCCCTATATTTTTTAGATATAGAGCTGCTTTATAAAATCGAAAGTTATTTTATTAACTATGCTGGAAGTTCCATTCCTGTCGGAGTTAGGTTAAAGTTAATAACTATAAATTCCGCAGTCTTAGAAGGTTGTAAATAAATGTCGCCTACTAATAAATTTCTGTCAATTACTGCTGGAGTATTATTAGTGTCATCCATTACTACTCTAAAAGCATATAATCCTTGACGCTGTTGAATAGATTCTAAATAAGGATTAACTATACTTAAAAATCTGTTTCTAGTAGCAGCAGTATTTTGTTCAAATACCAAAAATCTAGATGTCGATGCAATATATTTCTTAACTGTAATTAATAATCTTCTTACATTGATTCTGTCTAATGCACTAGGTCTTTGTTGTAAAGTCTTTTGACCCCAAGCACAAATCCCTTGACCAGGAAACGAAGCAATTGGATTAACATTGTTTTCATATAATGTATCTCTTTCTGAATGACTTAATTTTGTCGTTACATTAATAGCATCTGTAATACCTCCTCTATTTAAACCTGCTGGTGCATACCATTCAGCTGAAACTGAATCATTAAATGCTAATACTCCTGGCATTAATACACTAGGTGGTACCCATATTGGTTTATTTATTGTCGTATCTAATACTTGCATCCAAGGATAATATGTAGCAGCATAATTAGTATCCATATCAGATGTTTGATTTACTACTGTTGCAATACTATCATTATAAGCTCCAACATCTACAATAGTAAATGCATCTTGACGATCTTCTGCTGTAGAAATCATATATTCTGCAACATATGGATGTAATCTTTTAATTACGCCAGGTGCAAATATACCATTAATATCATATTCATCTTGATTTGCTAATGTATCTAAAGCATCTGTATATTTAACAGAGCCTACTGATGTCGCAGTAGATAAATTATATCCAAAAGAGTTAGTAGCAGTAATATTTCCTCCGCTTAATTTTACTTTCGCAGGAGTCATACCATCTGAACCACCTTGTAAAGGAACTGTAAATTGTACATTTGTAGGTGTAGGTCCTGTTACTCCTGTAATATCAACTCTTGCATCTAGCATACCATTATATTGAATTCCAGAATTAATTGGCATTGTATAATTATCAACTATAAAATCAGGAGCTAATGATGGAATTTCAACAGAAGCAGAAGTAGGAATTGCTTTTAAATAATTTACATTATCTAACTGTCCAAATTCCCATCCTAAGAACTTATTGCCGGTATATGAGTTATTTGGCCCGTTTTGTGATGTAGAATATACTGGGGCAACCATATTTGCATTTGCAAATCCAATAA